GCTAGGGTCTCGGATGTTGCTTCAAATCGACAGGTTTGGGTACCGTTCTCAGGTTTTGCTGCAGGCGCCATGGCTAATACCGATGCAAATACACAACCGTGGTTTGCTCCCGCAGGGTTTACACGTGGTTTAATAACAGGTGTTACAGATCTCGGGTTATATCCTAAACAGACACAACGTGACAGTATGTACAAGATATCTATCAACCCTGTTGTTTACTTCCCGAACGAAGGATTTGTAATATTTGGTCAAAAGACAGCTCAAAAGACACCAAGTGCATTTGATAGAATTAACGTACGCAGGTTATTCCTTGATCTGGAGGTGCGTACACGCGATACTGTACGATTCTATGTATTTGAGCCTAACTCACTCTTTACCAGAACACAGGTTAAGAATGTTCTAACACCTATTTTCGATCTAGCTAAGAATACACAAGGGTTGTATGATTACTTGATCATATGTGACGAGAGAAACAACACACCACAAGTTATCGACGAAAATACATTAGTAGTTGATATTTACTTGAAACCAGTAAGAGCTGCAGAGTTCATCCTGGTTAACTTCTACGCCACAAGAACGGGTACAAACTTCCAGGAGATAGTATCATAACGATTAAATAATTTTATGGCAGACGTCAATCAACTCATCCAAAACTTCTACAGGGTAGCACGTGACCGTGAATTCGCTCGCGATTTCAATTTCCGTGTCCTGTCAATTTCAACACCCGGTGTTACTGATGCATCAGGTCAACCTCTTCGTTTTGATGAAGAAGCAGATCTCGTCTATGTCAAAACAGCATCATTACCTGAAAGAGCAATAACAAATGTACCAGTTCCTTACATGGGGTTAAATTTCAACTTACCAGGTAATGCTGTATACCCAGGAAGTGAAGCGTATACACTAACATTCTATACAGATGCAAACTCAAGAATAAGACAAAAGTTTGAAGACTGGTCGCGCTATGTATTTGACGATGCTAACAGTACAGGGTTTTATTTTACACCCGGTCCTACATCGGTTATTGACTTAGTACAACTTGATACACAAATGAATAGAGTTGCGCAGTATAGTCTTATCGGTGTTTCACCAAGATCTGTTGGTGCTCTTAGTTACAACATTGCTGAAGGTACAGGTGCTACAGTAGAGTTTACTGCTACAGTTTCATATCATTATTTTACAAGAACGGTATAAAAAGAGTTTACTAAATTAAATATTTAGGTGAACGATCCTCTTGGTGCATTTTTAAATAATGTAGGCGGTTTATTCGCGGGAAGCAATCCCCCTTTTGCACCGCAGATATCCAATTTAATTGGATTTAATATACCTGGTGTACCTTTAATAAGTGCAAGAGATTATTTTCTTTCACAAATGACATCGTGGGTTACAACAGTCCCGATGGTCACTCAATGGGCTGTAATAATTGAACGTTTTCCGGCAGCATTAAACTCATCGTTTATACAAGCTTTAGAGCGTGTTGACAGTGGTCGACAAGGGTTTGATATCAGCACAGCTGTAAACATATTGAAACAATATCCTTTTCAGCGTGTTTTAGGGTGTTTGTTTGTACATGGTGTAACTATACCCTCAGAGCAATATGATGTAGGTTCTGTTTCAGTACCAAATAACCGAGGGTTTTTACCAGGTATAATAGCAAATGGAAGAGCTACAGAGCCACCGACGTTAGTATTAGAATTCCGTGAATCAAACGCATCTTTTGTTGATTCAGTCATAAGACCGTGGTCTATACTTACATCACATTATGGTTTAGTTGCTCGTCCTAATGATAGATACGACATTGTAGGCAATTCATATGATGAAAAAAATATGAAAACAAATATGATGATATTACAATATTCACGCTCTATTCAAAATGTATCTATGGTTCCTAGAAAAACGTGGATGTTTTACAATTGTGCCCCATATAATATTGCTGAGCAGTCCTTAGAGTACGGTGAAGAAAAATTAGAGGTTCTAACTACAAGATGGACATATACTAACTATACAATAGCTGATAGTTTATATTTACCAATCGGGTCGATTATTAATCAAATTGCAGACGGTAGTCTTTCTAATGTTGTTGGTGGTACACAATTTCAGGTACCATTTAGACCGTTTGGTGGTTGATACCATTACAATAGGTTACTAATTATAAGTGTGACTAAATTTTTATATTCTGCTTTTCTTCCAAGTATTAATAGAAGTGTAGGTATTAAAGAATTTAAATTTTCTGACTATAAACAGTTAGTTAAGCTAATTCACAACGATAATAATACCTATATTGATAATGCTTTTAATAAATTGATTAAGGATCTTGTTATTGATACGTTAGAAGAGCTTACTTTTTTAGATAAATTAATACTTCTATTGACTATTAGATCAGTTTGTGTATTCCCTACACTAGAATTAACGTTATCTAACCCCAAAACACAGCAACTTCATAATTTTGTCTATGAAATATCAAAAATTATTGATAGTATAAGCGATCCAAGGTTATTTAATACATTGAATAGTACAGTGGTTGACTATGGTAATATACAAATTACATACGGTATACCTGAAGATCTATATTATGATAGTGAAGAAAGTGTCACACTAGCTACTATTAAAAGAATTATTATAAATAAGAAAAATGTAACCGAGTTTAAATCAGACATTATTCAATCGTTACCTGCATTAATACTCAAGGATGCTAAAAAACATGTTAAACTTATTGAAGATAACATTAACAAGCTATCTCTTCTATCAATTAAAACAAACTTTTCTGATGTTCAGGCCATTGAGTTTAATCCAAGTATTATTTCCGATACTACTTTGGAGTTTTTAAAACTTCTTTTTAAAAAAGAACTTACTTCTTTATATGAATTAGAGTATTTTTTAACATCAAAACTAAGCTTACCTTTTAGTGTTGTAGCCAACTCTACTTTAGCAGAGTTAAATATTTATATTAGGTTATATAATGAAGAGAGAAAAGAACAAAACAAGGAAAATAAACAGCAAAACCACATGAATCCACTTGCTGCACGTTGATAAACTGACTAATAACTATATATAATTATATGGATAACACTGTCGCAGATATTCTCAAACAATTAGAAACCTTAAGTGTTGAGGAATCACTAGAAATTTACGTACCCTCTATAAACAAACAAGTAAAATTTAAAAGACTCACATTAAAACAACAAAAAGAATTGCTCAAAACATCGATTGATGAAAATTTAATTAAGCTTTCTTTTAATATTTTAATGAACAGTATAATTGCCGAAAATATTATCGATCCTATTGATACAAACTCGTTCTATACTATTGATAGAACAGCAATTGCTGTGGCAATACGAGCAAAATCATTAGACAACAAATATAAATCGCCTTCAGACAAAGAAATTGACTTAAACGGCTTGGTAAATCTCTATCCTACTATTACATTGGACAGAAGTAAACTCAAAACCGACATCGCTGACACGAATTTTACAGTTTCATTAGGAGCCCCTACATTAAATGTTGATAAGGAGTTGAGCACCTACGCCCTCAATAGAATTAAATCATCTCCTAATAATGATATTAAAGTAATTGTTGGTGAGCTAGTGATATATGAACTTGTAAAGTTCATAAAACACATTAAAATACAAGATAAAGAAATTAACTTCAACTCTCTCACAATAAAAGAGAGAATAACAGTAGCAGAGAATTTACCTTCTACTGTCACTAATAAAATTTTTGATTATGTCAAACAGTTTCGTGATATCGAAATATCCTATGCAAAAATAGACGATACAGTAATTGATATAGACGGAAACTTCTTCACGGTATAGGTATTCTGTATAAATATCTTTGATGGATATTAATGATCAAAGTGTAGAGGATATACTAAATGTTTTAAATTATCTCCGAGACGATGCAAAGCATCTTTCTTCTATTAATACAGAGCTAAAGACAATTTACGGTCAAATGAGCAGTAAATTTGACATGCTATATGATCAGCAACAAAGGATTAGTAACAACATGCAGAAGTCATTGTATGATGTTGTTAAATACACACATAAAAGCAGTCTCGATTTAAGCTCAGTACGTGATACTCTGCATAAGTTTTATCTCAATACAGATCGTAATTTGTTTAAACTTCTATTAGCTCATAAAGAGGGTCGCCAAACATGGAAAGAGTTTCAAGAGTTTTATGAAGAGTCGCAAAAAATCGAAAATCAGCAAGCTAACAAACAAGAAAAACAAACCGCCAGCAAATTTAAAGCCTTAACCTCTTCTGTTTTAACAAAAAAAGATTTTATAGATGTAGAAGGAAGAAAAAGTAAAAAAGAAAAACTTGGTCTTGACTATAAACCTTTAACAAAGTACGAAAAACAAAATTTAAGGCAACAAGACATGCTTAATACAAAGATGGGTGCTTTGTTAAAGGATGTACAGGATAGTAAAAAAGAGAAAGAAGGTGGTGGTATTATGAAGCTTTTAGGACCATTTGTTCTTTTATTTGGCGGTGTTGCTGCTCTTGCATACGGCATGATGAAGTTTCCACTAGTAAGAAGGCTCTTTACAGACTTAAGGAATAGTAGAATTGGTACAAGTATTGCAGGATTTATTAGTAAAATAAAACCCCATGATAAAACTATTAAAGAATGGTTAAGAGGTCTCCCGTTTATAGGTAATTTGTTTGATATATATGACGGTTTCCAGCAATTGTTTCAGGGTAACATAAAACAAGGTATAAAACACTTTGCATTTGCTATACCCGGTGCAGAATGGCTTGCAAATATGATAGGATCTTCCAAGCAACAAATGCTTGCACCAGGCGGCTTTCAAAAAGCATGGCAAGGATTTAGCTTAGAGAAGGTTTGGTCTAATATTAAAAAATATTTCAATGATACATTTATTAAGCCCATAACAAGTGCTTATGGTAGTATAAGGGATGCATTTAGTATAATGATAGGTGGTTCGCGTGGTGACATTACAGCAGGGTTAATGATGCTAGCAGAGGATTTTCCAAGTATAGCACCGGTTGCTAGCTTTATATCTAAAATAGCTGGTAAAGTATTTGATGTGAGTTTAGGTGAGTTAGATATCGATAAACCATCCGATTGGCCAAAATTTGATGAACAAACTATAGGCGGTATATTTACAAAAATTTATGAAGGTGTCTCTGGATATATGTCCAAAATAATGGACGTATTCGGTCAGATAGGTACTTTTATTGGACATTTTGCAAATGTATTCAGTGACGATTATGGCAAGCAATCTGCTGCTCTTAACGCTATTGATGAAATGTCCCCTTCAATAGGTGGAATGCTTAGAACTGTTTTAGGACTTGTTGATAATTTTAAAAATGCCGGTATTCAAGAAGGTGATAATGCTATTGACATCGTTAAAGCGCTAACTTCTGCAGCACTTAAAGGTACTGCACAAAGCAAATTTAGCCGAAAGGAAACACTTAAAGGTGAATCTGCTGCTCTTACTGAACAGATAAAACAAACTACAGATAAAGATGAAATTGCAAGATTAAGACACCGAGATGAAAAAGTGCGCGCATATATTGCCTCACAAAGCGGATATGATATCAAAAAAGCTGCAGAGTCAGAAAAACAGGATCTTTATTCAGAGTCTGCTATGGGTGTATCAGCATATAGCAAAAAAGTTGCTACTGGTGCCGCTACAGGAGCTGCTATAGCAGCTCCACTTGCGTTTATACCAGGTGTTGGATTTGTTGCCATAAAAGCAGCCGCGGCTACAGG